ATAGGTAAGTCATAGCATGTATGACCTGCGGTATCTTTTTTCCAAAATTTTATTTTGTCTTTTACTTTTTCATCACCCCATATCTCATCGTATTGTATATAATTTCTAGCTGCCTCTAATACTTTTTTATCCCAAGACTCTGGATATTTCTTTTTACAAAAAACCATATAGTTAAATAAAAATCTATCTCTTTCATCTTTTAGTTTGGCGCCTGATTCCTGAACCTGTTTGCAAATAACCTGAAGACAAGGAGGACC